CATCAGGTGACACGAATCCTTCAAGCGCTTGATATGTACCTTCGCTTGGCGTGTATCGTTTAACCGTGTTGTTCGGTCCAATTTCTATCGCATCAATCCTATAATTGTACCTTGGCTGGTCATCTATTTTCCAAACACCGACCCCTTCAACAGGATTTACTTTTACTGTCAAAATTCCGTTACCAAGTTCACTTGATGTTTTATCAGTTAATATTAATGGGCTTTGTGCAGTATTTTGTAAATTTGGGTTTGTAGTAGTAACTGTCGTTCCTGTTGTACCCGTTGTTGCTGAAGATGGTGGAACTGCGTTGGCATTAGTAGGGTTTTGGAACGCGCCTGGTGATGATGCGGTAGATGCGGAAATTGCTGGGTCATAGGTGAATAATCCAGTAGGACTATATAAACCATATTCACCTACCGCCGCAACCTTGGTCTGAACTTTAAATGTTCCTGTTCCAAATTTTGGTATTGATAATCTTAAGGTATTTTCATTCAAGAACGTGATATCTTTAGCTAATACTTTTTCAAAAATTTGTTGTGGTTGTTGTGGTGTAACTTGGCTTGAGAAAGTAACCGCACTTACACTCGCCAAGTTTCTACCGTTGATTTGAATTATTGTACCAGTATTACCAGACAATGGTGTGAATGTATTAATAATCGGTGGAGGGCACGTTAATCCTGAAAGTACAGGAAGTGGTGTTGGGGTTGGTGTAACTCCTGGTGTTCTTCCTTTTGCCTCAGCATTCTTTATTGCTGTCTTGAAGTCAATTACTTTATCGGCATTAGTTAATCCGACCTCAGTCGCTGATTTTAACGCTTTATAGAACGTATCTTTTGTTTGTTTAAATTCACCAATATGAGAATCATAATACTCAGGTGTAATATTAGACTTAGGCCAAAAACAAACATAATACTTTGCAAGACCAATATCTAAAATTCTATTAACATTTGCCGTTAATCTACCAGACATAAAATTAATATACGCGTCTAAAGATGCGAAGTGTGCAACTGGTTTAGATGAACTTGTTGACGGGTTTGATGTTATATTTATACAACTATACGTTCTTTGAAGTTGTGATATTTGTCCACCATAACTCATTTCTAAATCAAGTATGGCTAAGTTGTTATTCCACGCGTTAAACGTACCTACAGATGTGTTAGAATCTTTTTGATATGTTTTCATGTATGAAATACAATATATTATTGACTGTAAATCAGGGTTACTTGGTATCAATCTCTTAAGAGCATTTGCAAGTTCTTGAGGTGTAACCTTTGTAGACGTACCGTTAACAGCCGTATAGGCAGGATTAGCGTTTGTATATTCAGGAAGAATAACTTTTGCACTACACGAGTTTGTGGTGTCTAATGTATTGTTGGCCTGTTGAGGTAATTCTTTAGCTTTGATTGTATTTGTAATTCCACTAACCGCAACTTGTTCTTTATTAATTTTTTTCAACTCTTCAAGTTTTGTTAGAAGGTTTTGATTAATACTTTGTAAGAAACTGTCAATCGCAGGTAAATCATAGATACCCTGTCTAACACCATTAAATACAGTTTGGAAACTTCCAGGTTGTATTGAGTGATTTACATCTGTAATCATATAAGGACCGTTAAACATAGGTACGTGCCTTACATTGAAGTACATTGTAGGTTGGATTAACGCATTCCCTAAAGCAGTAACAGTACACTTATAACTTCTTTGTTTGTATAGGTTATATAAACTAACATTTTGAGTTGCCACCGCTCTTCCTGACGCTTGGTCAACCATGTTAAGTTGGGTGTTAATTGATTCTGAAGTTGCAACACCATTGTCTTGGGAAACAGTGAATGAATAGAATATGTTTTGATTTCTAATTCCAAGGTCAACATTAAATCCAACACATTTGTTTGATACCGCCCAATCTTTTTTACCTTGTTGATTTTCTAACAGTGGGTTTTCAGATGCTCTTCTCATTTCAAATGCGTCATCTCTAAATCTTGAGTTACCTTTTGGTAATGCAAGATATTGTGACGGTTTGCCCACATAGAAACACACCATTTTTGGACCTGAATTTCTATAATCAACATTTAAAAAAGTTCCCCAAAAATTATTTGCAAACTCTAAAGAGCCTTCAGGTTTTGGTTCTGTAGTTCCGTCAACATCTTGAATGTTATAAAAGTTTACGTAGGCTGGTAAATTCATAACTGTAAAGTTATTCTTAATAAGAATACCACTAATGAATGTGAATACGCTCATAGCTTGATTCAAAGAATACTCTCCTGGTTTGTCCCCACCAACACCAAACATAGTTTTTAAATCAAATATATCTAAAAGTATTGTGTCTCCAATATTTCTTGACGCTCTATCCAAGAACAAGATATCCTCAAATAAAGTTTTTGTTTTGTAGTCTCCACCCGCAATCCACTTATCATTTAAAGCTTTAAAAACTTCATAATTTTCCACCTTACTTTGTTCTCCTGTTATTACACTACTAATTTTTCTTTCGGGTAATTGTTGTTGGTCAGGTAAACTTGCCCTTAATTTAGACAACACACCATTCAAAAAGTTATTTTGTAAACTTGTTTCTCTTTGCAGATACTGACTAAGTTGAGTTTGAAACTGAACGCGATTTAAAGATGGATTTATTAACTTCTGTGTCGCATACATTTTAATTATTGGCGATAACAAAATCACATTTTGTGCCGTAAATTCTATGTTATTATCAACAAAGAAATCAGTAATGTAAGACCCTGTTGCACTATATCGAACATTTGGTATAGTTGAAAATCCAACCTCTGTTTCAAGGGCAATCCAAGCCGCCCTGTTATTAATTTGAGATTGACTCAAACTAAGAGTTCCTCCTCTTGTTGGAAGTGTGTTTGGGACATATGGATTGAATGTGATTGGGTCAATAACAACTGGCGTGTTGTTGTAAGATAAATAAGAATCAAACATTCTTCTTTGATAGTTTGATGGATTACCATACTTGAATATTACATCAAACTCCATAAAAGATTTAACTCCGTTTTGGAAAACAGCAAATTGGTTTTCAATTGTATTATTAAAATATTGTTCTTCTGTTTGTCCGCTTGTTTTAATCGGAACACTCATTAAACTCTTGAAAAACGATTGGAAATTTCTGAAGTTTGCGTTTACGTTTACTGGCGAAACTCCAAAGGTTGCGGTTTCTTCTCCCACAGACGCGTTTGTTATTGGCTTACAAAAATTCAAAAACTCTTGTTCAAATCTATCCAATATTTTTTTATCAAAAACAGAAAACACTTCTTCTATTTTAGTGTACTCATCTTGAGTTAAAAAGGTAACAGGTGATTGGCTATTTCCTGTTGTAATAAAATTAAGATATGAATCAGGTTGTGGGTATGTTATTTGGTTATTATCATAATATCCAAAATTAGGTGCTGACCATAAACATCTAACTGAGCCGTTGAACACACTTGTGTTGTTGGTTAAATTTACTTTGGTGCCTGGTGTTGTTGTTTGTCCAGTAAGACACGCATTAATTGTTTGGTTTAATGGTGTACCAAATGATGGTATAACATAATACTCGTCTCCACTTGTATTATCTTTAGGATTACAATCTATTGGGGAATCTGGACTTATGTTTGGTAATAAAACAGACCAAGTTGACAACCTAAGGTTTTTAGTTCCTTGTGTTGCACTATTAATATTAGAACTACTAAAGTTATATAACTTCAACCCTCCATTAACACTATTTTGTATTTCTTGATTTGTATAATCTTTGTATAAATCATAACCATTAAAAAACACGTTAAAGTCATTAATAACTTTAGGGTAGAATCCAACCTGCATATTTACACTTGTTGTATCTTCAGTTTGTAAAGTTATATTAATATTGTTATCACCATATTTTAATGAATACGTTTGTGTTGTGGCACTTGTTATTGGATAATAATTTCCCGCATAGTTAAAGTTATTCCAAGCACTTTGTAAGATATCCACATTAGATTCTTTATATCTTTTGTATCTGTGCCAAATAGAACCATACTTTAATACCCATGCGTATGGTAATTTATGAATTGCACCAAACTTTTTAAGTGCCGATGAAATATAATCTAAATCTGTAGTAACTCCATTGGTTTGTGGTGGTTCGGGTTTAGTATATGTCTTATATTTTTCTCTTAACGTTGCTAAAGGTAATGAATTTAAAAACAAAAATGCCGCTTGAACATACGGATATGTGTTTCCTGAAATTCTTGAATTATATACCCCGTTTTGGATTGCGTTGATAAAATAAGGAGTGTTCAACATAGATGTTGTACTTCTTGGACCAAAGGCTCCTGTTGGTGTTGTTCCGTTAACGTATCCCTCGGTTGCGATAAAATTGTCAGGGGTTCTTGTTCCGTAAAAAGCATTCAATCCAACAACACCCAAAGATGGAATACCTATGGTTAAAGCAACCACGGTTGGGTTAGGGTTTACTATATATCCAAAATTAGTTACAGGTCTATTAAAGACGTAATTATATACATCCGTAAAATTGGAAATAATCTTTCTTTGTTCAAATATAGTTAAAGATTTATTTGTATTATAAACTTGATTTGAAATCGCGGTATTACTTTGACTCATGTTGTTTAAACACCATGTAGAATCTGTGTAGGGTAAAGTGTCAACAATCAATGGTTCGTTGGATGCATTAGTTATTAAAGACCTTAGGGCTTCTGATTTTGCAGATGTCTGTGGAATTTTTCCAAGTTCTAACGTGCCTAAAATAGCAAAAGAATTTTCAGTTATGTTTTTTATATATGGTGTAACAAAGAAATCTCTAATGTAATCTTGGTACGCTCTACCTGTACCTAAGTTTGATATTGTATTTAAAAACTGAGGGTAGTTAGACGCGTTCAAATTAAAATTCTTAAGTTTGAGTGTTAAGTATGGCGAACTACCTCCAAGTTTAGTTTGGATATTATTAACTTCGGTTTCAACATTCAATCTTAATAACTCGTCTGTCTGGCTTGAGTTTGCTCTAACTAAACCAGAATAATGAGATGTAAGAAATTGTCTCTCCCAAATCTCATAGAAAAATTTAATCTCTTCTTTATTAGAATATGCAAGTCCTGTTGAGGGGTACTCTATTGCATTTATGTTAATTATGTTTGTATCGTTTTGGTTGTCAAGTGGTGGTGGTGCTGCAGGATTTTGAAACTTTTGTGTTAATCCTTTCATGTACTCTTCAACAAATTCAACCTCTGGCCACTTATCAAAAAGGTATCCTTGGGTTAAATCCACAACAGTTGGGTCCGCAATATACTTTAATTGGAATCTCCCTTTTTTATCATCGGGTGATTCAACAAAGAATTGAGGCCACGGATAAACGGGTATCTGTGAATTATTGTCCGCAGTATTTAACGGATTTCTTTTTACGTTGTCTATTGTTTCACTACTTGGTGCCGATGTTGGGTTGTCTAAAATCGCTCTTTTTCTTACAGGGTCGTATTTTACACTCCAAGCATTAGTATGACAATCGTCCATAAGACGAATAAAACCTTCCGCCGATGCCATAATAACAGCAATAATATTTCTAACAGTAGGTTTAAACCCAATACCCGCATCTTTATCTTCTATTTTTCTAAGTAATTTTGCAGAAATATCACTTTCGTATTCTGATAATTTTTTATTTGCTTGAGTTTCTAAAAGAGTAATTTCTTTATCAAATCTACCGTCCCCCTCAAAAATAAAACATTTTTGTGGCACAACTGTGTCGGGTACAAGAAGTTCAGGTTTTGATTTTTCAAATGTTGGTTTTAACTTGTTTAGTAAAATAATATCTTTTTGTTTTTTAATATCTTCAGTTGTAGGTAAAACAATTCCTGTTCGTATTCTTGTCGTTTCAGTCCAATCAATGTCCGCTTCCCCTGGAACAGGACACTCAAATATATCGTATTTAATTGGGTTAACTATTGGAGACGGTCCTTTTGCCCCCAATGTTGGGTTTTCAGCAAGTGACTTATTAAATCTTGTTACATTATCTTTTAATAATGTTACCGCAGAATCTTTAACCGATTGTTCTAATGGTTTAAATAAATAAACGTTTTTACCAGTCTTTCCCGCATTCAAAACAACAGGTTGTGGGTCCAAATAAGTATTAAACCATGAATTGTCCGCACCTCTTACGCTGTTGAAGTATTGTGTTAGTATTCCTTTATAGTTTCTTATATTAGTTAAAGATTCAACCTCTGTTTTATCAAACGAGTTCATAATGTTTTGTTCAAACATTTCTAACTTGTTCATAAGTTGTACAAGAGTTAATTCAGGAAAATCAGGTGGAATTAATCCTTTGGCCTTATATTCACTATAAACCTCAACAATTTTTTGATATCCCTTTTCAGCAACCAGCTGGGTAACAACCGCTTCTTTAGAACCTACATTATTAGCTCCTTTTTCCGCTTGAGTACTTGCTTGTGATTCTGCGGACTTATTTGATTGTTGTGGACCTACAGGGGTTTGAGCAACATCAAATCTTTGACTATACATGTGTGGTGCCGCTAATAAGTGACCCATTGCAATTTCATTTAGGATATTAAATTTATATCCTTTGAATTGAAGTCTAACTTGATAGTTACCGCTAAATGTGTTAAATGTGGCATTAAACTTTTCTAAATTAAGTTGGTATCTAATAGCCTGTCCATAATATCCTTTCAATGTTAGATAGAATGGTGGATATGGTAAATTAAAAAAGGCGGAGTAGGGTGAGTTATTACCTAATTGAAACAATCCTCTTCCTTGTACATCTTCCAACATTATTTCTACTGTAGGTATGTAACTTGAGTTAGTTTGTATGTTAATTGACGTTATACCCAAAAGTCCATTATCCATAATGTCTTTCTCATTGGCAACAGTATTTTGAATATAAGCCTTACCGTTGTTGTTGTCAGGTTGACCTATCTCTAGTTGTTGGTTTGCACCTTTAAACTCTGTTGAGTTTTGTCCCGTTATCTCATCGTAATATCCAGTTCCAAGGTATGTGTTTTTTGTTGGTTTCAAAAAATTCATCTTAGCAACCGAAATGGTTCTAAGTCTGTCTTCAGGGCTACCTCCAACGGCAAGTTTTGTTCTTGGAACAACTTCAGCTTCCAAGTTTGCATACATAACTAAATTCTCGTGGTCAACAAGACGCTCCGCAACGTTACCAAAAACATCAATTGTCTTATTTGGGTCAACAACAATAATGTTGTTGTAATCGAATTCTACAAGAATATTTCCGCTGTTATCTGCTTGAATGTTACCTGCCATAATAATAAAAATGATTTTCTAACGCGGCTTTATAATCCTGTAAAGATGGTAATAACGGAAAAGGAATAATCAATACCGCACCATCATATATGTTGTTCTCAAGTCCTCCAAATTGCGGATTAGCTTGAAGGATTAACCACCCAAAATATGGTGAGTTATAATACTCTTGAGAAACTTTGTCTAACCTACTTTTAGCAACTTTATATATGTAAGCTTTGTCAGTTGGCTTTTGAGCAAGTGGAACCCATGGTACCACAGTTTGTTCACCATTTATAAGAAAATCACTATATCTATTCCAATACTGAAATGCCATTAGTTAAGTTTTGCTTTTGATATGAATGCACCTGTCGCGTTACCGTTGGTGTCATTCCAAGTTAATACATTAGTGTTTTGATTTGTGGTATTGGCTAATCCTTTAATCATATTCTCTTGTGATTTTTTCTTATCTGTGGTAGATGGGTTTTCAGTTGTAAAAGTAAACTCTCTATCTTTTTTACTAAATGGTGTATATACTAAATAATTTTTCAAACCATTTTTTTCTAAATTATCCACAAAAGATTTAGATATATTGTTTTCTTCCAAGAACGCAGGTTTGGCCGTTTTTTCCCAATAAAGATTAAACGCAGCTTCAATGTCTGCGGAACCATTTCCAATCACAGTTTGGTTTCCTATAACGTTACCAATAATTTGTTGTTTGAATGTTTGGTATTTTTTATCATCAACAACATCATCAGAAACAATCATATATACTCTTCTAAAAACATTGTTTTCAAAATTTGCATTTCTACTAAAAGGTAAGAAAACTTGTTGAGTTGTAACCGCTTTAGACTTACCATTATCAACTTGATATACAAGTATTCCCTCGTATTCGGTACTATTAAAAGAAAACTTACTGTTTGAAAAAATAACTTGATTGAATCCCGCAATATCTTGTTGGATTTTTTTAACGTCATCAACTAACTCAATCAGTGTGTTTGCGGCGGTAGAACCTTTAGTAACTCTAGATGTTCCTAAAGTTACGTATGTTGTTACGGGTCCGTTGTTAGTTTGAAATCCGTCAGTTCCAGAATCAAAAGTTGTTCCTTTATAAGTAACAATGTTAACTCTACTTAAAGTTTGTAGATAAGATTGTTCTTGATTTACTAAATCTTGTGTAATTTTTGAAATCGCATTTTGGAATGAACTTCTCTTTTTTGAAACATAATTTGAATAATTCTCTTTTACGGTTCTAATCAATTTCTCTGAAAAGTTTTTTGAGTTATCCGAAATGAATTGGATAAACCCTTCACTGCCGTTTTTGATATTATTATCTAATTCCACAAATATTTCATCAAATCTTTTTTCAACGTTATTAGGTTTACCAAATAGAACAACGTTTGGTGAATCAACATTAAAATTACCTTGGGTGTAGTTTCTCTCCAATAACCACTGTTGTCTTACCGCATTATTATATTGGTTAATAGTTTCCTTAGTTTTGTTTACAACATTGGTAAAGTATGTTTGAGTATCGGTTTTAACTTTTTCCATGAAGTCACTATAACTTATTACTCCAGTAGTACCACTTGTTGTTGCAGAACTACTAATAACAATTCCAATTGGGTTATTATTACTTTGTCCGTTATTTGGTTGAGCACTATTGGCTCCTGGTATTGGTGGAGGTGTCTGTCCTGCCAAGAATATTTGGTCAAGTATTTTGGAAGATTCTTTATCGGTAGCGTCGGCTCTGTCGTCGTAAATTTCGGTATTCGCATAATAGTTGAATGTTAGAGCGTTTTGTAACTTATCAATAGATTCTTTTAACCCACTACCACCGACAAAGTTAAACGACAAAGTCACATTGGCAATCATTGGTTGAACACCAATACCTTCAGGGTTAATATCCAAACCTTCATATTGTATTGATAGGTTATTCGGAATTATCTTTGTATTATAAAAATCTCCAACTCTTAAAACTAACACGGGTGGTGCACCAAAAGCGGTATTTACCGCATTATTATATTCTGCCTCAGGTTTAGCATTTGGCGTTTTTTGTTTGATTGTAGGGATAGTATCCCCTGGTCTCATACATTGTTGTAAGAATGTTAACCTTGAGTTAAGACCTTCGGGTGTTATAGAGTGGAATGATGGTTGGAAAAACTTAAGTTTATCTTTTAGGTTATCATACACCATCGGTGTTTCCGCCTTTATTGTTTCAAAATAATCACACTCAGATAATAAAGCTCTTACAACTTTCTTAGTTATGTTGTCTTTTGGTTTCCACTCTTGAGTCACTTCTTCAACTTTTACTGTTTCAGTCACAACATTTCCAACTAACACATCAGTCTTGTTTGGTACTGGGTCTGACTTTGGGGTTTGTATTGTTGTTGAAACGTTTTTAATAAATGCTCTTCTACACGCCATTGCATTAACTGTGAATATTTCTTTAGAATCTGCATTGGTGTCTCCTCCTGACGCACTTGGGTCGTTATCAGTACAATTAAACGTGTTTCCAAGTGGTGTCAAATCAGTGACTGTATATGTACCACCACTTTTAACCGCCGCCTTTTGTACTTGTGAAGAATTAGTTGTACCACTTCCAATTGTAGTTTCCTCACCAAGAGCAGTTCCACCTAATATTATCAATCTTTTTGGTGAAGATGTTGTATATTTTTTTAGTGCTTGATTGTTTGTAAAAAATTCAACCATAGAACGTATCCTTCTTCTTGATAGTTCTACGTTATATGCTTTTGTTGCAGGTGCGGAACAACTTGAATCAACATTAATTGTTACACTACCTTCGGTATTTGTTTCAAATATTTTTGCTAAATCTAAACAAAACTGTTCTGCAACTTTATAGTTTGGAGTTACGACTGTATCAAAAAAGGTATTTGTGGCACCTGCGTTTTCTTTAGAGTTATAATATTTTCTATTAGAAGTCGATGTATATCTATTATACTCAGTAATATAATCTGTAGTACCATTTGGTTTTGGGTAATCATTTCCAAAATATAATCCCAAATTAAGGTACTTTTTTAATAATGACTCAACTTCACTATTGATTGACGATGAAGATATAGGTTGGTCGGCTCCGTTTGGAGAATTAACACCACTCTCAATTGTTTTTCTTGTATACTCAATCTGCTCCCTAGTCATTTCTTTAGTTGTAATGGCCTGTTGTAATTGGAACAAGTCATTAGGGTTTACGGTTTGGTATTTTTTAGCAAGTTCATATATGTCGTATTTTCTACATCCTGCAAAAAATGATTCAAGTATACTATCAATACGAACTCTATTTGTTTCGTTATTTAATACTTTATTAACAATAACGTTCAACACAGATGGATGGTCAACAACTATCTTCCAAGTTAACGACCCACCTCTATTTGTACTCTTATAGGTGTAAATTGGTTCAGGTCTTCCCAAAAATTCACTAGCATTCCAGTTTGCGGTAACAGTCTCACTGAATGTTAATCCGTATGGTGGGAACCACATAACACGTCCTCCGTTTGGACCTCTCTCACAAACAGGTAAGTCTGATGTTGAAAACCCTGGTGTATTTGATGTTCTCCACGCTAAGTTCTCGATTGAGAACATGTATTTCTTGGCAACAGCATTATTAATGGTACCAATAATATTTGAAGAGTCTTGTCCACCCTCTTGTTTGTTTGGTACAATATTAAGATTATATGTTTTGTCTAATACCGAATATGCAAATCTTCTACCTTCAGTTGTGATACCATCAACTTTTTGAAGGTCATTGTATTGTAAGTATGGTACATCTTTAGCAAATACACGACAATACTCAGTACCAACTTCTTGTCCAATTGCACCAACATATCTATAAACTCTTGAGCCTTTAGTTAACTCTTTATACCCATCATGGAATACTTTACTAACTTGGTCAATCGCATTACCAACGTGTTGTAATCTTTTACCACCTTGTGGTTGGCTATCAATAATTCTTTGGGTATCGTCTAAAATAGAACCCTCTCTAAATGTTCTTTCAGTAGACTCAGTTGTGTTATATGATGACGGTTTGAAGTCTTCGTCTTCATTTGTAACCTCACCACCAAGACCAACTTTCTTACCAGCGTTACCTTTATACTTAGGAGACACCCACGTAAATCCACCTTCAATACCTCCTCCATTAGAGTATGTAGGACCATTGGCACCTAATCTAACATCTTTACTTGGTCCTTCATATAACTGAGCAAGTTCTTGTGGACCATATACAGGTGACTGTTGTTCTATACCATACGCATTAACAGGTACTTCACCTACAGGTGAGAATACTTGTGAAGGGTTTGATGTAATATTTCCTATATAGAAATTACTATTGTCAGATTGTGTACCTGTTAAAGCCCCCGCAGCTCTGTCAATAAATGTTCTTGGGAAGTTTGGTTTATACTTGTTATAATCAATATTCTTGAACAGTCTTGACCTCTGACCCGCCCCCATGTTGTTAAACATGATTTGAGAACCAGTGTCTCCACCACCCATTAATCTATTAAAGAACTTACCAACACCACTACTTCTAAACGCATTAGACATTTGTTGTATTGTAGTCTGTGGACCTGGGTTGATGTTAGGGTCAAAGTATGAACCAGGAATTGTGGATGCGGGTAAAATACTACCACCCAATCTCAACGCAAAGTTGGCTGCAGCAAATATTGGATTTGCGTTTACAGTAATTCTGTAGTTTGGTTCAATAATTGGAACTACCCCTGATAATATATTAACAATGTCACTACCACTATTGATGTTAAGAATATTGGCTCTGTCAATCGTTTCTTGTCTAATTTGAGCAGCAATTCTATCTTCAAACTCTTTTCTCAAAGTTTGTGCTCCAAGACGAGCAATGAATGAATCTTGACTCAATAATCCATTACTACCACCAGGGTCTGGTGATAATAAAATTGAAACAGGAGTATAACTTGACGGAACAAAAGTTGTTGGGTAAGGTTGGTTATTTGATAGATTGGTTGTTTGTGGTCTATCTAATGAATTAAAAAATGGAGCACTGTCAAGTTGAAGTTGACTTCCGTTTGAATATACGTTGAGTGGTTTCCATTTCTGAGATTCTGGAACGGCTTGGTCAACAATATTTGCATCCTGGTACCCATATTCACCTTCATTGGATTTTGTATTATTTAATCCATTTGGGTCAGGTACTTGTTCGTATCCACCTTCGTTACCATATTGATTTAAAGGGTATAGTTGGTTGGCGAATGAAGGTTCGTCAATAAGTTGGTCAGGACTATCTTGAACTGATGTGTCCGATTGAACGTATTCAGTATTAAATGGGGGCGTAGGTCTATTGGGAGCCTTGGCATAAGGTGTCAAGTTCCTAACTATAAGTTTCTTTCTGAAACCTTCCGAATTTATAAAATCTAAAGGACTATTTCCCATTTATATCTTTCCTAATAAATAGGTCGTGAGTTATTTTTTATTATCGAGCGTAATTGTTTGCAACAGGTGCTTTAGTAGGATTTGAAGCTGTGGTAACATTTACAATATAATCTTTGAATCCTTGCTCATTTAGTTTATCATAAATAAGTTTTTGAATTTTTTCATCGCTAAATCCTGGAGGTGCCGTAATATCTATTTTAATTGCTCCCGCAATTTCAACTTTTGAGTTCTGTCCTCCCGTTTGTGCGGCACTTCCTGTTGTGGCATAAGCATCTCTAACTTGTGTTTCTCGTCCTTCAATAAGAGATGAAATTGGCTTACCTCCAGCAGTCTTTTGTTCTTCAGCTTTTGGAACAACCTTTCCAAGTACATAATCATAACCTTGTTGCATCGCCCTTTCAATTGCGGTTTTGTCTGTGGTGTTTGCCCTAGCTTCCTCAATTGCCTTTTTCATAGTATCTTTGAACTTTTCGTTGACTTGTCCTGCTTGATTTCCTGCTCGTTCAAAATACTTTGAGAGTGCGTCTGTCGTAGACATGTTATTTTTGAATATATCATCTTTCAGTTGTCCAACATCACTTAAAGCTCTCTCACTTTCTCTTCTTATATCTTTTGTGGAGCCAGCGTTTGAAACCGCACCAGTAAGTGCCGAAGCACCTCTACGAATACCTTCTCTTGTGTCTAATACCTGTCCCGCACTTACCGCCCCACCAACAACTTTAGCTCTAATTGCTGCAACATCGTTCTTAGTTATTTCAGAAAGATTCATTTGTGACCTTGCAAGTTCTTCTAATGTTTTGGGTCCTTCCTTTTGTTCTTTAATTAACTTATCAAACTCATCCTGAGTAAGTTCACTTAACTTTCTTGTTTGTTCGATACCTGAATCATCTTTTATTTTAACTTCATATTCACCACCTTCACCCATCTTAGCAATGTTTGCTAAGTATTGTTTGTCATCCTCTTTTATATTTAAACCAGCCGCACCTATCGCAGAAATTCTTTTATCAGCCTCAGCCGCAGCTAAACCTAATTTTGACATTTCTTTTGCAGAAACACCTGTCTGTTGTTCCATTTCCCTAAGAGTAAGAACACCTTGAGGATTAATTTTAAATGTTTTTGTTTTTTCGTCGAAGTATGTAAATTGTTTTGCTACGTCAACTAAACTATCTTGTAACGCGCCTGGGTCATTAATTGATGCGTTCATTAATGCAAATGGGTCGGCTAAATTTCCTGCCGCAACTCCCAGTCTTTGGAATGCCGCAGCTGTTTCAATCGCTCCTTCAGGACTTAATACTCTATCAGCCAATCTGAATGTCTCGCTCATGTCAAATCTTAACATAGAAGCTTGTGCCGCCATCTTAGTTAAACCAAGAACTCCACCCTCAAATTGGTAACGGTTCATTTGTTCCATGTTTTGGGTAACATCTCCCATAACCGCCTTGGCGTTACCACCAATACTTTGAATATATTGTACAGATTCTTCTAAAGCCTCGGGTATTGTTTCGATACCCGCCCCAATGTCTGAAAAAGCTTTAGTAAGAGTTTGTGCATCTAGACCTAAAACTTTGTTAGCAGCAAATAATTTTTCAACATCTTCAGTATTGGCAATTACATTCCTTCTTGATTCAGCCGCAACTTTTCCAATAATATCTGCAACATCTTTAATGTCACCACCTAACCTTGTTACATTGGGTGTTGCATCCGCAAGTGCAGTAGATATTTCACTAATACGTTGTCTACCTTGAGTAAAAGTTTCGTTTACTTGGTTGGAGTATTCTGATAATGCGTCTGATGCGGCGGTGAATGCCTTAAGGTCAAGGGTTAGTTGTCGTTGGACATCTTCACCAAATTTTTCCGCGGTACTTTTTTCGTCTGCCATAATAATTTTAATAACCTATATTATATAAATACAAAAGGACTGATTTTTCAGTCCTTTTTATTATCTTCTAACCATTTATCTAAAAGATATTTCCTAACAAACAATGGCATAATTAAGAAATCTTGATAAGAGATGTTTAATAATTTGTTTAAATAATAGAATTCGTCTATTTGTCCTTTTCTATAATCAGAAGAAAGGACGAAAAAAGTCGACCCCAAAGCCAACATTCACTGTAAGCTTTTCTCCTGACGGGGCCAATATTGTTCTATTTAAATCTAATCGTGGTTCATTGTCATCCATAAATTGTCTGATATACTTTGAATCTGCAATTGGCATCTGCTCGATGAACTTTGCAATCTCCGCCTTATCAGTTACCCCATTAATCTCGATTATTTGTTTGTTTAATCTCCAAGTAACTTTTGGAACCGTTCTACCTTGTGGGTAAGAGTCGGCCATTTTTTGAACGTCCATAATTTCACCATAAGTCATTGGTTTAAGTTTAACACTCGTTTGTGACTTTGGTAAAGTTGTTATGAATGTACCGTCTTCTTGTGGTTCTTGACCTTTAATAATTTCCAAAGAGTCTAATCTAACCGTTCCCTTGAATGGTTTTTTAGTGGAGGGGTCAATTAAATTTAAATCAATTTCAGGACCAAAAGCAGTATTTCTTAAAAAGATTAATATTGCTTCAATGTCACCTTCCATTAAATCCTCAATACGAACATCTGGTTCGTATATCTTTGCTCTCAATAATGACTGTGTCATATCTGTACCACCACCCATTAAGATATTCTCGTCACTTGCCGTAAGATAACCTACTTTAATAGATTTCTTTTTGTTTTTGTAGAATACACCTTGTGTTGGTAAAGGAACTACATCATGTGGTAATGAAAAGTTTGCTTGACCGTATTCTTTTGCTTGATTGTCCATATAAAAAATTAACCGTAAAGTTTATGTGCTTTACGGTTAAATATAATTGTAATTAGTTTTTTATAAATAGTATTAGTATACTAACACACATCTATCCATTCTCAAAGTTGCCGCGATTGTTGCTAAACCGTCTTGGTTATAAGCCAAGGTGTTAAAGTTAACATCTGTTAGGAATGTACCATATAGAATCCACTTTTCAACAACAACACCCGTTGGGTCCAACATCTCAAGGTCCACATCTTTTTTGTAACCCGCTGCATATCCCATACGACCTGTTACTGACTCGGCGTGTAAACGCACCCACTCCATAAGAGCTTGTGCCGCAGAAGGTCCAATTGGGTCTCTGAATGTTACGTTAATTGTTTGCCAGTTAAATCTACCTGCAACATATGTTGAGGTGTTCAAAAATGGAATCTCTGTCGCCCCAATTGTAATGTGTGGCCTAGCCGCAGATTC